GAGCGTGAGCGTGAGCGTGAGCGTGAGCGTGAGCGTGAGCGTGAGCGCGAGCGCGAGCTTTTTTTTCGTGCCGCTTGCGTACGCAGCACTTGACAAGAGCGCTGCGCCGTGTTACAATGAAGATCAGCTCGGGGCAACATCGCCCCGAGCACAACGCCGACAGGCACAGGAGCACGACATGAACAACGAGACGAGCAAGCTGACAAGCGACGAGCAACAGGCGCTTCGCCTTTGGTTTGACGATGCGATCGCCGCATCACAAAGCGGATGCCCTTTCGTGGCAGCAGAGCGAGCACAGGAGAGAGCAGACGAAACGCTCGACTGGCCGAGTGACGAAGCCGAATGGGAAGCAAAGGAAGACGCGGTGGTGGCGTTCCTTGATGCACTGGCTAGCCTTGATGCACTGGCCGACCGAGAGACGACCAAGCAAATCTGGACGGTCGTTTACATCAGCGACGCCAAGCAGCACAGCGAGCTAAACACGGCGTGTTGGATAGGAACGCACAGCAGCGAGCAATCAGCCAAGGACGCGGTGGTTGATTTCGTCGACAGCTGGAGCGAAGATGCGGTCATCTGGAACCGCCACATAGAGCACGACAACGGAGGCGGCATGACAACAGGAGCGGTGAGCAACGGCGACGTCGTTTACCTGACACGGCACATCTAGGCAGCACTTGACACGGCAATGTCGCCGTGTTACAATTTGGTTATCGGTCAGCAGCAATGTCGTTGCTGGCCACTACAGGAGAGACAACATAAACAAGCAACAACTCAGATGGGCAGCACAACACGACTGGTACGTGACAAGCCGCCATGGCGTGGCTGTGGTACGAGACGACATGAGCCATGGCACACTGCGATTTAGCGACTATCGTGAGCTGCGAGAATGGGGTCAGAATTGCCTCTCGGGATATGGCACACCGAGAGGCTCGTGTCAACCCTCGATTGATCGGGTCGAGGGGTCTAAACCAGAGGGGTCAGACCTGAGCGGGCACGTCAGGTATCGCTCGACCGAGTCTCCCGAATTCGCTATAGAAAAAAATAGGTAGAATCTATTTGAGAGAACCAAGGATTTTAAAAAAATAAGGACAGGAGGGACATGGGATACCCATCCGCGTCCCGTTGGTTCTCGTCGCACGCTAAGCAGGGAGGGTCTGGTATCGCCACGAGAGATACCGCTCAGAGTCAGACCACTGTACGCCCATACATCGATGTACGCCCATCCAGTGATGTACGCCCATACAGTGCTGACTCTGCGGACGAGCGGACGAATGTGATCAATCAACGAGCACAGACTTGACAAGAGCGCAGGGCTGTGCTATAATAAAAAGGTCGAGCCATTTTGGCTTCTATAGGAGAACAACATGAACAAGCAACAAGACGAGCAGGCAATTGAAGTAGGTGACATCGTTAACATCACAAGCGGTAAGTGGGATAACCACCAAGGCGACGTTGTTAGCATCAACAAGGGTTGGTATGAGGTAGCTATCCTCGGCTTTGACCTCTCGGTTAAATGCCGACTCAAGCATTTGGTTTCGTTAGAATTACCGAAAGAAATCAAGCTAGAAGATGATGCCGAAGATGCCGAAGATGCCGAAGATGAAGAGTCTGACCCTCGTGCAATGACGAATGTGCTAGGCAAGTACCGCGACGCATATGTTGATTCAATGTCCATTAGCGGTAACAAGACCAAGCACAACGGCGATGTGCTAGCTATGGCTCTGGAGGGTCTAACACCAAAAGAAGTCCTATGTATGGCAGAGACTCTTTTGGATTTCAACCAAGGTGAGCTGGTGGAGCGGTACGCACATTTAAACAAAGGGCAGCAACGAATGAATGGCGGCAATCGTCTCAGGGCGGCACTCAAGCGCGGTGACTTGACTGCAGAACAAATCAACGACTACAAGGAACGCAAGTGAGATTTTTGGTATTGATGGTGGTGGTCGGGTTCCTTACCGCCACCCTTATTGGAGGGGCGGTGCAATCGATCGCTCCCGCTTTGGTTTCGCACGCAGTGATGCAAACGTACTTGACAGAGGCGAAGTAGTGTGCTATAATTTAAGGGTCGGCATTCGGTCGGCATTCGGTCACATAGGGTGACTACAGGAGAACGAAATGAACATTAAATTAAGATTGTCAGTGAACGTGCTTGATGTGGCTGACACGGAGACAGCAATCTCACGCGTTGATGCGGCACTAGAACAAGCCAATGTATTGGTTTTGACGCCACCAACAGAGCAATTTTGGATTCGATTATCGCCAAGTCAAGCTGAATCTTTAGAGATGAATTTAGCAAATGCAATATACCTGCTAAATGAAGTCTCAGCTGGTGAGGTTTTTGCGGACGACACTCTCAACCACGAACAAGTAAAGAGAGACCATATTGAAATACTTAGAAAGTTGAAGCAGTCATGATAGACATTAAAGCAATAAGCATCCCGCAAATCGTAGCATCAGCGTCGGTCAGTGACATTACATTAGCTGAGGCCAAAAAAGAAGCATCTCGCCGCCGTCACATGTTGGATAAAGACTACGACAACGCAAGCACCGCTAAGGCGATGGATGCAATCAGCAACAACTACACCCATTTGGATTGGTTAGATCATCAACTAGGAGAAATATAATGAACATACTAGTTGATAATGTAGAATTTTTAGGTGGTTATGTCTCCATGGAAGTCGGCTACAACCAAATCGATGAAAATACGGTTGAGGCCATTTCCATCCGCGTCGTAGGCAAGGAGCATATCAATTTGGATTCGTTCCTTGGTAATATCGACATACGCCGCGAAATGTCTCGGCACGTAGAAACTGCTCTCGCCGACGGCGAGCCATATGACCACGACGGTCTCCAGCCCGCATGATATCGTCGGCGCATCGGTCGGTATCTCTCTCGGCATCGAGACCCAGACCCGATACACATGCCCCGATTCGCTATCCGAGGCCACGGGTGAGGCTCCCGTGGCCTGACCAAACAGCCTTGACACAGAACAGCGAATATGCTATAATTTAGGTACACTAGACAGGAGAACGAAATGAGTAAACAAGCAAGCACAGCCGACGCCGTAAAGGGCAAGAACTTAACCACAGGCGACGAAAGTTACCTGCAAACAGGATGGCAGAAGGGTTTGGATTCTGCCGACAATTTCACGCTAACTGAATTGGTGGCAATAGGAGGCGAAATCAACAGCGTCGTCGAAGCAGCCGCTAAAACTGTAGCACACGCTCAAATTAAGGTAGGGCAGTTACTGACAGAAGCACGTGAATTTTTCAAAGGTGATAACGAATTCGGCAAGTGGCGAGCCGAATGTACACATGTCGGCTCTAAACAACATGCCCACTCTTTAATGAAGTTAGCGCAAGCCGAGTCAGTAGGTAAATTCAGCGACCAGATGATTGAAAAATTGCCGCCCTCAACACTGATTGAAATGATACCAGCAAGCAAAGAACTCATGAAAGAGTTTGCCGAAAAGGTTGCTTCTGGTGAAAAGCCAACGGTGAAAGAAACCCGTGCCGCAGTGAAAGGAGAAAAACGACCGAATGTTTTGGATCCGAAAGAAGACAACCGTAAGCACGTTCAACATCTAAGCAAAAAGACTCAATCACCCGAAGAGCGAGCAAATGAAATCCTATCGCTCCATTTAAGTGAACGGTTGGTTCGTCTGGATTTTGCTAACATCAACGATTGCTGGCTGGCATTCGGCATTCCGCCTTTTATGGACGGCACCCCTAGCAAGGAAGTGATAGTGACACTCCACAAGAGCTGGAAACAAGATTTGGGTCCAATACAAGCGGATCAACTCACCGCCGCATACGAAAGTTTATTAAAAGAATTTTACTAATGGACATTTTAGAAGCCAAAGTTAGAAATGAAGTTGCCGAGTTGATAAACAAAATCGAATCGATAGATGCGGACGCTAATTTCCCGCTCCAAGGATGCCCGTTCAAGAAAGTAAAGTTCCTGCGCATGAAACACAACATGCTCGCGAAAAAGAAAGGAAGCCCATCGCACGTTTGGATGGGCTTATATACCAAAAAAGAACGTGCAATCATCAACAAAATTTAATAGGAAATGAAATGAAAACACCTGAATTAAAACGTCGCGGACGTAAGTCGCCTTGGTCCGCAGGACGTATGGATCGCCCTTCGAAGGCAATCCGATTGGATCGCGGACATGACGGACTGCAGAAATTTTATGCCCGCATTGGTCTATACCAGATAACTAGATAGATCAATCACCCTTGACGGCGCAGAGAGCATGTGCTATAATTAGGGTCTGGTCACGAGGCCATACCCTAACCCTTAATTAAATAGAGAGAATTGAAATGACTGAATTAACCCAAGAAAAAGCGAAAATCACCGTTGATACTGCCAAGTACAATAAAGCAAAGTCAGCATCTGGCAAAGCATCCTTAAATAATGGCGATGTCGTTGCCGTTATTTTGTCTGGTATGACTCTTGATGAAGTTTACGAAGTTGCTTCTGGCATGTTAGAGATTCCAGTTGCTGATTTAACTGCTAAATATGAGCACTTAAATGTCGGTCAACAACGCATGACTCTTGGCAACCGCATCCGTGGCGCAGTGACCAAGCACGACAAGAATAATGCTAAAGAAATTTCTGACCTTGAAAAAGCTCATGACAAAGCAGTTGCTGTTTACGAAAAAGACGAAACTGAAGACAAAGGTGATGCTCCAGTAATGGCTGAGTTACCTGAGCAATTTTCAGGTGATATTGTTCTTGCTGATGTTGCTCACGATTTTATTGTTGCTGTGTTGGCTCGTGCCGAAGAAGCCGAAGCTGCTGCCACTAAGAAAGCCGAAGCTGCTGCCACTAAGAAAGCAGAAAAAGCAGAAAAAGCAGAAAAAGCAGAAGACGACGAAGCAGAAAAAGCAGAAGACGACTTGTAAAGTAACGCAATACCTGTAGATCCGCTCTAGTCCTGACATCAGGACTAGATGCACTAAACACTAACGTGTACTAGGATTAAAATGAAAAATTTCCCCTTTAAAATGCCTCCTATGGCGCATCAACTAGAAATGATGCGAAAAGCGTGGCCTATGCGAGAATTCGCATACTTTTGTGAAATGGGCACAGGCAAGACTTTTGCCGCTATCAATTTGGCTTCTGGTCGATTCATGAAAAAGCAAATCAACGCAGTTGTTGTAGTTTGTCCTACTCCAATAAAATCAGTATGGATGTGGGAAGCCGAAAAATTCAGCCCTGTTGGCACCGATATGCTAATAATCGAATCAGGCGTGCTTGCGAAGAAAGTACACAATTTCATTCGAACCAATAAAAAAGAATTAAAATATTTAATAGTCGGAGTTGAGGCTCTTAGTGCAGGCAAAGCATTCAACTACGTAAAAGAATTCGCTGAACATCATGATTGCATGTGTATCGTAGATGAAAGCAGTAAAATCAAGAACGCCCAAGCAGCCAGAACCAAAAAAGTGATAGATATTGGTGCTATGTGCGATTTCCGCCTGATAATGACAGGAACCCCTATAACGCAAGGCGTAGAAGATTTATTTGCTCAGTTCGCCTTCTTGAATAGAGGCATCATTGGATTAAAATCTTACTTCACCTTTAAGAACCGTTATTGCATAATGGGCGGTTTCGAAGGCAAAAAAATTCTCGGATACCAACAAGTCCCAGATTTGATGGATAAGGTAGCGCCGTACATAATCCAAATAAAGAAGAAAGACGCTTTGGATTTACCGCCTAAAGTATATGAGCGAATGCTAGTAGAGCCAACGAAAGAGCAAAAGAACGCCATCAAAAATCTTAAAGACTTCTTTGAGCACCAGCAAGGCGATGATGAACTCACTGTCGCCACTGTTATGGAAAGAATGTTGCGATATCAGCAAATATGTGGCGGCAATTTTCCTTTTGATACTGATAATGGCTACGATACTAAGCCAGTTGAGGGTAAAAACCCTAAGCTTGATGCTCTTATGGATCACTTAGATGCTGTCGCGAACGACACCAAAGTGATAATATGGGCGCGGTTCAGACCAGAATTAGATTTGATTGCTGAGTCCCTACGAAAGAAATATGGCAAATCCTCGGTAGTAGAATTCCATGGTGGAATCGACAAAAACATAAGAGCTAATAATGTTATTAAATTCCAAGAAGGTAGTCCTAGGTTCTTTTTATCAAACCAAGCCACAGGCGGAATGGGAATTACCCTTACAGCAGCCACGTTGGTTTATTATTTCTCCAATTCGTTTTCGTTTGAGGATAGGGTACAGTCTGAGGATAGATGCCATCGAAAAGGCCAAGAAAACAAAGTTACTTATGTAGATATTGTAGTTAATGTGCCTGCTGATACTATGACCTTAAAGGCACTAAAAGCCAAACAAGACACCGCCACCTATGTGGACGAACAAATCGAAGCGAGGAACATGTAATGGGTAGCGTACCAGCGATTGACCATCCGATGCGGACTTACAGAACCCACGAAGCTAAAGCAGAAGAAACTTTTTCAACTAAAGTTACTCACAAACAAACAAGCCAAACAAAGAGATATGCGACGCAAAATTGAAGATAAATTAGAGCAAAGAACATTTAATGAACTATGGGATAAATTGTGATACGTGCAACATAGGTTGACACGAAGACCGCCACATGTTATAATAATTATGTCACTACGGGAGAACATGACATGAAATTACAAAATTACAAAATTGAAGCCGAGTCTATGACCTTAGCAGGGTTAGCTCGCGAAATGAAAAGCCAAAAAGAACGAGTTGACACAGCCAAAAAAGCCGAGCAACTTGAAAGAGCCAAACTAGAAGTCCTGACCCTTCAAGTAGTTCCAGATAAAATGGAAAGTGAAGAAATTTCCTCACTCAAAATCAACGGGGTTGGCCGTCTTGGGTTAACTCTCGATGCCCATGTTGGAATCAGAGTCGAGCACCGTCCTGCGTTCTACGCTTGGTTAGAGCAAAACGGCCATAGCGACATCATTAAGCCATATGCTCAGCCAGGTACTATCAAAGCCCTTATCAAAGATTTAGTGAAACAAGGTGAAGTCTTGCCTGACGACATTATTTCATTCCAGCCGTTTTATAGAGCTTCCGTAACGAAGACCTAAAGGCTCCTGTAGAAGGTGATTGGTCTCTACACCTCAATTGAGACCGAACCTAAAATCAAACTAAAGTGAGAAATATCATGACTAAGAAAACGACCGAAATCGCGAAAACCAATTCTTTTTTGGCGACCAGTGAAGACAAACCAGAATGGATGAAGGATGATGCACGTGGTTCTGAGGGAGTCGAGGTTGAAGACCTCCAGATTCCGCGACTTGAAATGATCCAATCATTAAGCCCTCAGCGCAAAAAGAACGACCCTGCTTACATTCAGGGCGCAGAAGAAGGCATGCTGTTCAACACTGTCAGCAACGAGCTTTATGAAGGCTCGGTTTTCGTAGTGCCAGTATTCTTCCGCAAGGAGTTCAATATCTGGACTAAAGAACAAACATCAGCTAATGGCTTCCGTGGCTCTTTCCACAGCATGGACGCAGCAATTGCTGAACTTGAACAGCTAGAAACTCCCAACCTCTACGAAGTTGTGGATACTGGCGTTCATTTCTGTTTGTTAGTAGACAAAGAAACCAATGCAACACAAGAAGTTGTTATTTCGATGTCTAAATCCAAAATGAAAATCTCTCGCCAGTTGAACACCATGGTTCGCATGGCAGGCGGCGACCGATTCAGTCGAGTTTATGATTTCAGTGCTGTTGGGGTTAGCGGAGATAAAGGCGATTACTACAACTGGAAAATCAAGCAGTTAGGTTTCGCACCTAAGCCTGTTTACTTACAAGCCGAATCGCTCTACGAAGCAGTTAAGAGCGGCGTTAAAGATGTCAATCGCAACGAAAACGAAGAAGGCGCAAAAGCCGAAAAAACAGTGAATGAAGAGCCTGATTTCGCCGACGAAATGTAATACCACTCTAGGGTCTCGACATCGAGACCCTATTTCCCGCAGGAGACAGAAATGGCTTACGACAATACAAATTCGGGCGCTTTGTTTAAAAACGACAAACGCACTAATGAAAGACAGCCTCAATACACAGGTTCTATAGACGCAGACGGCAAAGAATATTGGATGTCGGCTTGGGTAAAAGAGAGTCGCGACGGAAAGAAATTTTTCTCTATGCTTTGACAGCAAAAGACGACCCTAGTAATAAAAAATCTATAACTACTCCAGTAACGGATTTCGACGACGATATACCTTTCTAGGAGATAAGTATGTACCCAAGTTTAAAAAATCTAACTCACATTGGGTTGGATACAGAAACAACAGGGTTGAGATACCCCAGAGACAAAGCTTTTTGCGTGTCATTATGCACACCTGACCGAAGCACGTTTTACATAGACTTTCGTTACGACCAAAATGCAGTAAAATGGCTAGAGCGTGAATTAAAAGATTACAAAGGAACCATAATTTGCCATAATGCCAGCTTCGATTTCCGTATGTTGGCTTCGGCGGGTTGTTCACTTCCAATCCAACAAATGGACGATACTTGCATAAGGGCTTGTTTACTTAATGAACATGAATCAACGATATTTCCATGGACTAAGAGGCCTGGCAATTTTTCACTCGATTACTTATCGGCGAAATATCTTGGCGAGAAGAAGCGAGACGAAATCTACGAAGAACTCGCGGCCATTTTTGGCGGGCGAGCCACCCGAAACGTGCAAATGCCAAATATCAGCAAAGCTCCGCCAGAAATCGTTGCGCCATATGCGGAATATGATGCTTTATTGGCACTTGAGCTGTGGGAATATCAAAATGAGCAAATTCACGAGCAAGGCATAGAACAAATAACAGAATTCGAACGCAAATTGATGCCTACTCTAATTAGAGCTGAAATGCGCGGCATTCGAGTTGATTTGGATTACGCACATCAAGCAAAGGATAAAATGGATGTTGTCGTTAAACAAGCCCAGAAAACGCTTAATATTGATGCAGGATGGGACGTTAATACGAATTCGCCGAAACAAATTAGAGAATTATTCCGACCGAAGAAGACCGAAAGTGGAGTTTGGTTCGCTGAGGATGGTACTGTTCTTGAGTCTACTGGCACAGGGAATCCTAGTTTCGGCGGTAATACTCTTCGCGAAATGAAAGACCCGCGAGCCGCTAAGATTGTGGAATTGCGTTCGCTAATCAAGACACGCGACACTTTCTTAGGTAAGCATGTAATAGAGCATTCAATAAACGGGCGAGTCTATCCCAACATAAACCAAACAAAAGGCGAAGATGGCGGAACAGGCACGGGGCGGCTATCTTATACTGAGCCTGCTATGCAACAAATTCCGTCGCGCAATAAGAAAATTGCCAAAATCGTAAAACCTGCATTCCTACCAGAAGAAGGCCAAATTTGGGTTTCCTCAGATTTAAGTTCATTTGAAGTAAGAGTATTCGCCCATTTAGTGGCGGCATATAACAACACTATTACCGAAGTATATAAGAAAAACCCAAACACAGACTTTCATCAGTACGTAGCTGATTTGATGGGAGTGCCGCGCAATGCAACTTATTCTGGCCAAGCCAACGGCAAACAACTTAATTTGTCGATGATTTTCAATTCTGGCAATGGAGCTATTGCAGATGGCGTAGGCATGCCATGGGAATGGGCTGAATTCAAAGACAAGAAAGGGAAAATCATCCGCTACAAGAAAGCAGGCAAGGAAGCGATGGATATGATAGCTAAATATCACGCGCATGTTCCTGGAGTGAAAAAGTTAGCAACAAGAGCCAAAGAAATAGCGGAATCGCGCGGTTGGATTAAGACAATGTTTGGTCGTAGATTACGATTCCCTAAAGGCTACAAATCATACAAATCATCGGGCTTGCTGATCCAAGCGACCTCGGCAGATATCAACAAAGAAAATTGGATGATTATCGAAGAAGCGTTAGGCGATGATGGTCATATGATTCTAAACACCCATGACAGTTACCCTATGTCAATAGACGAAAATTGGGAGCCAGTATGGGAAAGAGTAAAAAATGCAGTCCAAAGGGACGTACTAAGGGTTCCGCTTTTAATTGACTTTGAAGGAGTCGGTAAAAATTGGGCTGATTCATTATACGGGAGTTAAGATGTACATCAGCAAAGAGAAAATTGACGAGATTGATGCTATAGTCAATAAATCCGACAGGATATTAGCAGCAGCATTGCACTATGCGGACGTAGGGATTTATGTGGTTCCTCTGATGCCGAATGCAAAAGCGTTACCTTACCCTAAACATAAGTATAGCATCAATTACGGCAGTGCCAGTAAAAAGAGAGAAACTCTATTTAAATGGTTTGGTCCGAACGGCAAATTTCGGGGTTGGAATATTGGAATAGCATGCGGCAAGGAGGGTGGAGTATTCGCCCTCGATATTGACATCAAAGGGAAGATTAACGGATTCGATGCGCTTGAAGGGTTCGAGGCTGAACACGGTAGCATCATTGCGCCTTCACAGACCACACCTAGCGGAGGCCGCCATTTTCTCTTCAAATGGGCTGATGATGGGGTTTGCAGCAGTAACAAAATCGCAAAAGGAATTGACACGCGAGGCGGCAATGCTGCCTCTTGCCAAGGGCACATTGTCGCATGGCCATCCGAAGTTGATGGAGGGTACTACAATTGGGATAAAGAAGGCGCCGTACCGTCTATCCCAAGTTGGGTACTTGATGAAATGGGGCAAAGCTGGAAAAATAAAGCAGTTAGCTCCAAAGGACGGGGCAATGAAAATGTTGACAAAGACGACCTCGAAATGCGGTATACTATCCAGCAAATCCGAGAGATTCTTGAGCACATAGACGCCACGGAATGTGATTATTCCGAATGGCTCCACGTCGGGCAAGCTATTGGAACTCAGCATCCCGACGCGGACGGCCTGCAACTCTGGGATGATTGGAGCCAGTCTGACTCTACGAGATATAACGTAGGAGGACCAAGCTCATGCCGCAGCAAGTGGCCTAGCTTTTCTGCGGATGGTCCAATAAGAATCGGGACTCTTATTCATTATGCGCAGAAGGGAGGATACGATCCAAGAAGAACAACTCTCGTTTCAATGCCTGAAATGGGAGACACTACTGAGGTCGACGGAGTTGTCGCCACTCTCAACAAAAAATACGCCGTAGTGGCGATAGGTGGAACCGTTAAAATCATAATGGAAACGCCGAACGACGACCCGTTCATTGAAAATTTTAAAATTCTAGGTGAACAAGGCTTTAAACTGTTAATGGCTAATGATCTGATAATAATGCCAGACCCAAACGGCAATCTCAAGAAAATCAGTAAAGCTATGGTTTGGCTGGGCAGCGAGGAACGCAGGACATATGAAAACGGAATTACGTTCATGCCAAATAAACCGAAAAAGCATAATGATTGCTTCAACACATGGCAAGGATGGGCTAAAGAAGCAATCGAGGGCGATTGGTCATTCTTTAAATCGCACTTACTGGAAGTAATATGCAACAAAGATAAAAATCATTATGATTGGATTATGGATTGGATGGCCGACGCCATCCAAGAACCGATGAATCCGAAAGGCTGCGCTATAGTAATGAAGGGCGAAGAAGGCTGCGGTAAAGGTACTCTTGCTAACATGTTTGGGGAATTATTCGGCAATCACTATAGACACGTAACCCATGAAGACCACTTGACAGGTAAATTCAATAGCCACTTAGCAGAAGCACAGTTAATTTTTGCCGATGAAGTCACTTACGGCGGAACCAAAAAAGTAGCTGGTGTTTTAAAATCGCTAGTAACAGAAAGGTCGCTAATGGTTGAGCGCAAAGGCATTGACCCGACTGCGTACAGAAACGTATCACGGCTATTAATAGCATCCAATGAAGCGTGGTTCATTCCAGCTGGGCCACAATCGCGCCGTTGGTTTGTGCTAGACGTTCCGAACACGAGAGTTGGCGATACGCGATATTTCGGAGAGATAAAAACTCAAATGGAAAATGGTGGATATGAAGCAATGTACCATGAATTGGCCGAAAGAAAAATAGAAAATGACTTGCGTCAAGCTCCTGTAACTGAGTTATTGATGGATCAGCGAGCACGAAGCTCGGTGTCGAATTCAGTGGTTGAGTGGTGGACAAACCAAATAGAATTAGGAAGCATTGATGTTCCTCAAGACGCTGAATTCGGCGAGGAGGAAGATTGGCCAGAGGTGTTAGATAGAATCGCAGTCTACACAGCATATGAGAGTTGGTGCAATGGAACCAGCCTAGGCAAGCTAATATCGAAAGTAGTGTTCTATCGACAAGTAGAAAAAGATTTCGGTTTAACTATAACCAGACCCAAATCTAATTCGGGGAAAAGAAGAAAGATGTATAAAATTCCTTCTCACGACAAAGCAGCAAAACTATTAACCAAAGCAACAGGAATAAACATAATATGAAAAAAGTAGATATGATCGTAGATTTACAATTCGGAAGCACTGGAAAGGGGTTGATCGCAGGATATTTAGCGGAAACGCGCGGATATGATGTAGTAATCAACGCCAACATGCCAAATGCTGGCCATACTTACATTAACGCCGAAGGGCGAAAGTGGATGCACAAAGTGTTGCCTAATGGCATTGTGTCGCCTAATCTGAAAAAAGTTATGATTGGGCCAGGCTCAATTTTCAGCATAGAACAATTAATCAGTGAGGTTATGGATTCTGATGATTTACTATCGAGCGTAGACATTGAAGTTCTGATTCACCCTAACGCCGTTGTGCTGAAAGAACACCACAAGAACGACGAGCAGGATTGTCCGGACAAAAAAGGTATTGGTTCTACTCGCCAAGGAAGCGCCGAAGCCATGATACACAAAATTCACCGATCAGTAGATGAAGATGTGATTGCTCGCGACGATACTGTATTGCATAATGCGCTAAACGCACTAACAAGAGAAACAGGCGTCGACATCAGGGTTTGTGCTCACCATGAATGGCGTTGGGTGCTACACACGGCTAAAAATATTTTAGCCGAAGCGGCACAGGGTTATTCTCTTGGTTTGAATTCTCAATTCTATCCATATTGCACTAGCCGTGATTGCACTCCAGCACGATTCTTATCTGATATGGGAATCCCGCATAAATTCCTGCGTCATGTCGTCGGGACTATGCGAGTCCATCCGATTCGAGTGGCTGGTACTTCTGGTGGCTGCTACCCTGACCAACATGAAATTTCTTGGGAAGAGCTAGGCCAAATTCCAGAATTAACTACTGTAACTAAAAAAGTACGTCGGGTATTTACTTATTCTCAAGTACAAGTGCAAGACGCAATATTCGACTGTCAGCCTGATGAAGTCTTCGTTAACTTCTGTAATTACGACGAAACCAAAGGACAGCAATGCGTAGAACACGTAAACCGTATCGCAAATACGTTCGAAACCCCTTTATTTAAAATATACAAAGGACACGGACCAACATTCACTGACGTAGAGGAATACTTCAATGGGAATGTCTCAGCATAAATACGATGAAACTCTTGAGATATTGACTAACATGGCTAAAGTAAAGTTAGCCATGAACAATCACAAGGGAAACATCGAAGATTTGCCCTACGCGGAACTGTCAAAGTGTTTGGAAGGTGAAGTTGCCGAATTGAATGAGGCCATGTTAGATAAGACATATATGGCAGTAATCGAAGAAGGCGCGGACGTTTTAAATTTTTTATTGGCAGCCGTACATAAAGCCACTATGGCATACAGAACAAGGAAAGATAAAATTGAATCTAACAATAAATGATAAATTGCGAGCCGAAACAGTAGACAGATTTCAGTTGGTTCGCACTCACAGAAAGCAATCCATAGCGGAGCATATGTGGGCGGTAGCGACGTTGGCCAATGAAGTGTGCAATATTGCCTGCATGGACCCTCAGCCTCTGATAAAAGCGGCGATATTCCACGATATTGCTGAAGTTGTGACAGGCGATATTCCGACACCAACAAAAGAGATGGCGCGAAACGCAGGATTAGACCTGAATAGTCTAGTTGACTGTACTCCGATAGTTCTATTGACAGGCACGCAAAAGTTAATACTAAAGGCATGCGATTTGATAGACGCCATGAGATTTTTAGCAGTGGAAGGCTACGGAGAACATGCGAAAGTAGTGCTATCAAGCATTCGCACCAAGGTATTCCGTCTTGTTGAATTTGAATGTGATGACGGGGACGTAAGAAAAGCATTAATGAACGTAATAAACGCGATCCAGAAAGGAAATTAGACATGAACCCAGAACGAGTTTTTTGGAATTACTTACGCCCAGAAATGAAAATTATGGGTCATATGGAGCGCATCGAATCCCACAGCACGGCGAACGGACAGCCTGATGTGAACTTCTGTATTGAAGGAACAGAAGGCAATATTGAACTTAAGTATTGCAACAGCAAAAAAGGGTTCGTACTCCGTAAAAGCCAATATCAATGGTTTAAGCGTAGAATAAAAGCAGGAGGTAATCCGTGGATACTAGCGAAATTAGAAGTAACAACAACCCAGTGCCAATATATGTTAATTTCTGGCGAGCATGCGGCCGAGTTAATGAAAAATTCAAAGCCGCGTGCGTGGATGATACTATCTACGGTTGTGTGGCAAGACAAAGTAAACTTCACCGAATTGAAGAACCTACTAAAGGAAGGTTGGTAATGGAAACAATAGAGAAAACACTGGAAGAAAGAGGTAACCGATATGGCAATGCCGATCACCTAGGTTACCAGGAACAAAAAATCAAAGAAACTATGCGCAATTCTCCTAATTGGAAGAATGACCGCTTGAGCGATGCTCAGAAATATTGCCTTGATATGATCACAACTAAGATGGCTCGCATTCTTTGCGGTGATCCGAATTATGACGATAACTGGCATGACATTCAAGGTTACGCTAAATTGATCGAAGATAAGATCAATAAGGAAATGAAATGATTAAACATTACCATTTTTCACGTTCTGAATTCAGTTGCAAATGTGGATGCGGCTTTGCTGCCGTAGACGTGGAGCTGCTTGATGTTTTAGAACAAGTTCGCACCTATTTCACTTTTCCTGTTACTATTAACTCTGCTTGCCGATGTGAAAACCACAACAAAAGTGTCGGCGGGGCGGACGAAAGCCATCATAAAAGAGGCATGGCTGCTGATATTACAGTTCGAGGAGTGCCACCCCTCGAAGTTTATAGATACTTAGATAGTGTTTACTCGCGCGAGTTAGGCTTGGGTGAATACGACACATTCACCCACGTAGACGTAAGAAAGGAGAAAGCAAGATGGTAAGTGTACTACTAAAAGCATTGAGCGCGATCATATTGAAGTTGTTCGCAGCAATGGCAACGGAAGTTTTGTTGGAATGGTTATTGTTCAAAGTGGCTAAGTTGATTGTTGATTCAACTGAAACCAAACACGATAATGAATTCCTAATAAAACTGAAAGAAACATATGAAAAAGGGAAGGAAACCAAATAACCTCCCCCGTCGGGCTTCACTTTTCAAAATAGTGAAGCCCCCACTCTATTGCTTTCGTTACAGCTAACCCAAGAACTCCTAACTTAATCAGCCAAGAAAATAGTGCTTGAACGCTTTTGCCTATGCTTGCTGCTCCTTGTATATCGCGACTGAATCGCCGCGACATTTTAGTTTCATTGACCAGCATAGTAATTGATTCAGTGTTATTGTGAATCGCTTCTATCATCTCACTAAATTTCTTAGCTTCTCCTTGCTCATGTAGGAAAAACTGGTCTTTTAAATCAGCTAAATCCTTGTGCATCGCATGAAGCTCTACATCACTAAACCGTTTACCATTCATAGTTAAACCTTTTGCTATTTAATTTCTAACTCGCTGAAACATCAATTTACTGAACGCTGTAATTGTTCCACTGCTTGGTGTTTTAAACGAAAACTGTAATTCATCACCAGCAGATAACTGCCCAGAAAATAACACTGCTGAAATAGTGGATTCACCGCTTGGCTGGTGAATCTCTCTTTCAGACTCGACGTCGATAGTTCCGTTGACTCTAGTAGCGACATCAACATCACCAAACAAACCAATTTGAATCGCTCCCGTGTAATACCCGTCCACCACCGCAATAAATTTAGAACTGTCTGTATCGTCATGGCGCAGGACGTTTACATCGGTTTCTTTGTCGGTTCTATCAAACGGCAGCTCAGTATAAGAACCGACATTCACATTCCAATTTGTTGTTCTAGTTGCAGTTAAAAACTCAACAGGCACGGGAACAGGTATGCCAACTCTATTGCAACTCACCGAATAACCGCGCCAAGTATTGCTTGCGGTTTTGATGAATTTGACCCAACCGAATAACTGAATCTCCAGATTCTCGTGGGTAATATTTACTAAGTCAGTGCCAACGGCAACCAGCACTTCTGGACCTGAACTGTTATCGTTTACAAAACATTTAATTCCTTCTGGCCCCTGTCCTATATTAGCAACCATTACTTCGTCGCCAACTTCACCAATAGTTGAATCGAGCGTGTAAATGTCATTGCTACCCATGAGCACGAGGGAGCCAATATCATCTGCTGTCATTGCTCTACTAGCTAGATAGGTTTTCACTGATTGGCTTGCTGGTAAATCCTCAAACCTACTATCTCCATTTGCATTCCAAACCTGCACTTGATTGTCAGTGGCAGGTGGGTCTACAGCGTATACAATGCCGTTGATTGTGAATTTATCTACTTGTACGGCTAAATGACTACCACCTTCCACTACGCCTGTAGTGAAGTTTCGTTGCATCGTGCGTTGCTCAATGATTAAATTTCTAAATCCGTTTAGGCCATTGCGGTCTGGTATGTGGCTATTCGGGTTTGATGGTGTTCTTGTACCCTCTGTAGCATAATAATACTCGATAAAATCAAGCATTGAGTATTGAAGTGGCATAGGTCTTTGAGTCTCGGTAGACTCAAAGACAATACCACGCTGTTTAACACTCGAATTAACACCCAGTAATGGTACGTTTACAGCCTCAAAATTCACATTAGACACAACCTGAAACTGGGTAGACATATCTTGAAAAACAGAGAATGAGTTCAGACTCAAATCCCCACCAAGCTCAGGCGTTTCATCCTCCACCACATTCTCTAAACCGCCACCAACTTGTTTCCAATTACCGTTAAAATCACCCATTATCCACCTCCAAATTAGCTGCAATACGCTGCGTAGTTTCTTCATCTGTTAGATTCACCATGTCAGTATTGCCGAACCAAACACCCCCATCAAATTTACCTGAGTTGTGTTTGACTAATACTTGAGCCTCTACCATCGTTGCTTTCTCAGCCAAGACTGTATCCCATTGGCCTACATTACCGTTTTCTTCAATTGTGTTTGCTACCACTTTAAATAATTTCATGCTTATTTTCCTTTATGCTAATGGTGGTGAGATTGATACGTAGCCACTACTTGCAACAGCTATCCATATACCTGAGCCGTCTGTGGATATGGAAGTGAAATCTGCGTACACATCCCCACTATTTAACCCTTGCGGTAAAGCACTCCAGTTTAACCCGTTATCTGTTGAGATCGAAGTGATGCCACTACGCGCAACAGCTATCCATATACCTGAGCCATCTGTAGATATTGAATAGAAATCTGCAATCGTATACCCACCGTTCAATCCTTGAGGTAAGGCACTCCAGTTTAACCCATTATCTGTCGATATCGAGGCATGGCCGTAGAGTGCAACAGCTATCCACGTGCCTGAGCCATCTGTAGATATTGACATGAAATTCGCACCCACCTCTCCACTATTCAATCCTTTAGGTAAAGCACTCCAATTTAACCCATTGTCTGTCGAGATTGCTGCGTAGCCCCCGTGTGCAACAGCCATCCAAGTGCCTGAGCCGTCTGTAGATATTGACGTGAAGTACACATCCACCGCTCCACTATTTAACCCTTGCGGTAAAGCACTCCAGTTTAACCCGTTATCTGTTGAGATTGATGCGTAGCCACTATATGTAACAGCTATCCATATACCTGAGCCATCTGTAGATACTGACTGGAAGCTTGCGCCTGTACTTCCACTGTTCAATCCTCTAGGTAAAGCACTCCAGTTTAACCCATTATCTGTCGAGATTACTGCCCTGCCACTAGATCCAACAGCTATCCATATGCCCGAGGCGTCTGTGGATATTGAGTTGAAGCTTGCATCTGGGTCTCCACTGTCCAATCCCTTAGGTAAAGCACTCCAGTTTAACCCGTTATTTGTTGAGATTGCTGCGTAGCCATCGCGGGCAACAGCTATCCAAGTGCCTGAGCCATCCGTGTATACTGAGTTGAAGTTTGCGCCTACGTCTCCACTATTCAGCCCCCTCTCAAGCGCCCCCCAAACCAACGGCGGCTCAGGTGCAGGGTCAATCGCATATCGCCACAAATCCCCGTTCTTATCAGCAGCCAATAGGGTCAAATTATCATCCAATAATCCCGCTAGTTTTACCGCTACGCTTATGCTTGTTGGCTTTATTTCTGCCATTGTTTATTTCTCCTTATGCTAATGGGGGTGAGATTGAGGCGTAGCCAGAGGTATCAACATTGGCAAAATCTACCCCGTTTGTAGCCAGTGACCCTATCCCGTTCGGGTTTCCTGAATTTAAGTTGTCAGGTAATTGTTCAAGAGTCGCGCCATCAAACGTGTATGCGTCACCGCTCGAATTCCCTATCACAGCGTGTAGCCCAGAGCTAATGGCTATAGTAGGGTCGGTGATTCCATGCGGCATTACCGTAACGAAAGACGCTTCACCTGCGCCTAGCTTTAGTATGCTAGAGTTATCAATCGCGTAGACTTCACCTGCGATCGTAAATAGTGCAATTGCGTTAGTGGTAAACAATCTTGTTATGTTGCTATCACTTATGTCACCGTTCCTGAAATCTACTAACGATAATTTTGTCATATACTCCGTAGAATTATACTCTAGCAGGGTGTATATATCGTAATCTGTAGACGTAACGAAGTGGGTAGAGATGCTAGCAGTCACAATACTATATTCAGTCAATGTGCCATTGACATAATCTAGTGCTGCATTAAACCCATACATGTTCGCGCTTGTGTCAAGCATTAGGAACTCGCCAGTATTAGTAGAGTATCCTGCAAACATCGGGGTTGGAGGGACTATCTGCTCTACTAGGACGGTGGTAAACCCATCATCGGTGACTGCTAGAGTGTAATTCCACCCACCTGAGTATTCTCGCAAATTAACCATAATTCTATTTGTGTTAGAACCTACACAATTCACCGCCCGTTTATTGCTAATTAACGCGGGTTTTGTAAAGCTAACACCTCGGTCAAAGCTGACAGTTGACGCGCCTGTCAGATTAAGCCCGAAAAGCATAAAACCGTTACTCATGGCGATAGTAGCACCAATAAAAGAGGTCTCTCCTGTACCCACGTAGCGCTCTAACGCCCCCCAAATCAAAGGCGGCTCAGGTGCTGCACTTAAAGCATATCGCCACAAATCACCAGCACTATCCATTGCAATAACTACTGCATTCTCATCATTAACGCCTGTTATTTTTAAAGCGACACTGACACCAGCAGGCAAAATGGCAGCATCTCCGCTAAAATTTGAAACGTCTACCCAAGCCCCGTGCGGAACCAGTTTAAGTTCACCATCATTGGCAACCCCTAAACCCGTATTACCTAAGCCATATTCATTAGCCAAAAACTCTTGGTTGATTGCCTTGGTATCAACAGCGACCGCAGGTGTAGCTACATCAAAGCTTTGTGCTGCATCCCCTGCAAGCTCAGCCTTACCAGCATCTAACGCATTAAAAGCATCCGTCGATGTTGCGCCAGCGACATTTGATTTATTAATTACACCGTCAGTATTAACCGAAACAGGGCTATCTACATATGTATTAGCGTCATAGCCCGCATACATTGTTATATTAGCATTGCCCCCATTGTGCTTGACGGCTCTAGTGTGCATCCGTACGCGAATACCTGCTGGGTAATTTACAGATTCAAGAATTACGCCAGAAATTCCCACGCTGCTTAAATCATTTGCACCTAGCTCAATAATTCCAGTGTTCAGAACTGATACTGGTTTAACGCCTAGGTCACCTATTGGTTGTCCAGTAATACCAGAGTCAATTACAACCCCTTGAGCGTCACATAAATATACTTCAGTTTCTATGCTGAATTGAGCCTGCCCAGAACTTGATTCAATAGTTATATTGCCACTGTAGTTGCCCGCAGGAAGTATCCCAGCATCGTCTATACTATCTCTAACAAAATCACTGGCAAAATAAGCAGTATCACCATTCCCAGATAAACTGACCACTTGGTTAACTAAATCAACAGTACCTTTATTGGTTTTCATTAAACCAAATGTACCTTCGGTCAATGTAACTGTTTCACCAGTACCATAATTTCGATTTATCAAACCTGCTGTTGTTTGTGGTGCAGAAGATACAATAGGGTTTTGTGGGTCTGCGTTGTTAACTGCAATACCTGTACCAGCAACAATAGTTTCTACACCTCCTGAAACAGTGGATGAGATAATAGGGTTTGCAGGGTCTGTGTTATCCACCCCTATTCCAGTACCAGCAACAACGGAACCAACGCCTGATAAGTTACGCCATACAGTCCAACTCCCACTGGCTCTAGTACGTGTCCAGATACTATTTGAGTTATCCTCGTATGGATACCAAAATTGAGTAGCTTCGGTCAGAGGAGTGGCTACCCATTCTGTATGTAGCAACGTACCTGATTGTTCTTCTGGAGTACCTGTAAAGCCTACGTAAGATTGGTATATGCCTGATGTAGTCAACGCATCTAAATCACTATCTGAGATGACTACAGCGTCTAGGGAGCTTCCACCTAAACTGTTCTCTAGCATAGCAACCCAAGTGGTAGCATTCTTACGGATAAATAACCACTTTTCGCTTATTCCAAATGTAAGGTGTGAACCAACATCCATGATGGGTTCCCCTGCCTGAATCTTCAAGCAACTAGCACCTACAAACGAAATCGTACTAGTAAGCCCAATATATTCATCATCATTACGTATAACCCTAAACATGGCTCCATCAGTCAGGGTGCCTGCATTAACAGTCATGTATGCACGATAAGTTAATTCAAAGGTAGTATTTGCATCTTCATCAGTAAGTGTATAGTGCGTAGAGGGTACGTAAACATACTTATCCTCATTGCCGCCATCAGTGCTGGAAGCAACGGCAGGATTTCCATCAGCATCCCAGAAAAAATATTTGTTCTTGCGATCATCGATAGTTGGAACCGTATTATCAAGAGGATTTAATTCAGGGAAAATTAATGCTCTTTCCCATAAACTACTTAATGAACGCCAAATTTCTTGGATTATCATTGTTAATTTATCTAATGCACGTTCATGCGATGAAGCTGGGAATCGCGCATAGTCAGGATATGCAGTTTCTTGCGTTACGTCAGTGCTGCGCCATATTCTGACCACTGAGCCACTAATAGGAGCAACATCGAATTCCACATCGCCACCAGGATTTGAATCTTGGTCAGGGTTCATTGTAACAGTGAAAGGGTGACTATCAACATCATCAACAGACGCGAAAATAAAATCCGCTTCATCTGACTCGAAAGCGAAATCAAATTGAGTGACTCCGCCAGTACCTGTGTATATAATCTCAGGATCTAAATCTTGTACTGTCATAATACTTCCTTATTGAGGTTTGAACCAATATTTTTGGCCTGTTTCTTTTCTCATTTTTCTCATTCGCTTGCGCATTTCCCTGTCATATTTAGGGTTCGATGCTCTTTTCAAATGGTCAGTAAGCCCGCGCTCAATTGCGAGCCTAGCATACCAAATATTAGCACCTGGAAAGTTATTAATAACAAAATCAACTGCATTTTTACTGAATCCGCTATAGTCGCCCTCGCTTAGCTTTTCGAAATTAGCAAATGCCATAACTTCGTAAATGTCTTGGACTGAACCGCCGAATGTTGGTCCAGCTATTTGCTGAGCGACGGATGCCACATGACCAGTAGCGCCATTATTAGTAATGAAATCTCCAAAAATACCTAGACCGCCGCCCTGCCTGAAAGCACTAACCCACAAATGAGGGTCGTTCCAATCCATGAGAGTCTTGCCTTTGGCTAATTCTTTGGCTTGAACGATAACTGAACCTATCGCAGTAGTCATCGCTATCATACTGCCTATGTATGATGCTTTGCCGAGCATGGAAGATTGAGCCATTCCTCGGCCTAAGTGAGTCATCATCATAGTTAACGGAAATGCTTTAAACTGCATCGCTGTCCTAACTAACTCGCCGCTATTGGTTCCTGATTTGGAACCAAAAGACGTAAATGATCTTACTCTTGCGTCCGGAGTAGGAACAGCAAATGAAGTCTCAGTATCTATCATACCTACGAATTTGGCTTGCGTCTTGATGTCCATACTCAACGGATCGAGAAACTCTTCGCCATTTCGTTTTATTTTTTGGCTTGAACGTATACTATTCCATTCTTTGGAATCGATGCCGTAGCGTTTCATGGCTTTTTGCATCTTGCTGCCTAAGCCGCTAAAATCTTTACTAGATAATCTAGTTAATTCTGATACGAATTCAATGCCGAAAGACGCTCTGGATAATTGAGTATGTGAGGCGAGACCAGAAACTTTCATTACTGTCTCTGCTAAATTGCGAGACCATTGAGACCCCGCGTTTTTGCTGTAATCATGAGCAGCCAATCCTCTGTCGACAGCATATTCAGCAGAGATAGCCAGCCTAGATGCGAATTTATTCATTTCATCTACGTCCATTTTGGCTATAGCAGATAAATAACGTTTCATAGGCGCTAGAGCTTTTAGTCCGTTATATCGAGCTGTCTGAGCCATAAAACCGCTATCAGTAGCTGCGCTGAGTAACGCTCCACCTAATTTAGTGGCGACGTTAATGTTGCGAAACGACGACAGCCATTGGGCGAATTTTCCGCCTTCACCGTTGGCTTTACCGCGCAGAATATCAAAAGTTTGTTGCGCTCTCCATCCTGCGTTGTTTCTGTCGGCCAAATTTTTAGCTTGTTTTTTGGCTGCTGTTCTCATGTAATCCATTGTCATAGCAGGATTAGGACCCATAATCTCAGCTAGTGCGATATTTTTAGCCATGGTGTCTATGTAATCAGTCATGGTGCGATATAGATTTTGGCTTCCGAATCTTTCTTGATAATCCAGCCAAGCATCCGCATTTTTGAATTCCATGAAGCGTTCTTGATTGTGGCGATTGACGATTTTCTCGCCTAGATTTTTAGGAAGACCGCGCCCTTGCAGCCTGCTGCCGCCATCAGTGCTGAAATTATCATATAACTCAGATAGTAATAAATCAACATCTTGATCGTCCATTCTGGATAAGCCCATAGAATCCAAATCTATTCTTTCCTTAGTGAAGGAAATCCAGTCATCGCGGCTTGCTTGCCCGATAAGAGTAGAGTCATGGGTCTGGGGCATCACCCATCCTTTTTTCTCGGCAATGTCTCCGCCTGCTTTGTTCATGCGCGTTCTTAGCATGTCTGCAGTTTTTTTCCAAACTGCAGCAAACGAGGATGCATCTCCGTCATTCGACGCTTCGCCCATCAATTCTTTGACAGTGTTCCGCATTAAGGTCACTTGACCTTCTGTGCGAGTGCTGCCGCCTGCTATGCCAGCAACTTGACGGTGCACTTTAGGGCGTAAAGCGGCCATCATTTCATTGAGTTCACCATGAGCTATGTTGCGAATCACGGCTTGGTGATTCTCGACACTGACACGCCCTGATAGTTCAAATCTATCTTTGGTCAGAACCGCTTCAATGCCCGCTACCAATCCTTCTGGGTGAGCATTTATCGCATTAATATTGGCCATAATGGCAATAGCTTGTTTTTTGGCTTGGTATTTCTTTAACTCCTGTTTTTTGGCAGCGCCTTTTAATGTGTCAATATCGACACGCTCTGCGTCGGAAGTGTTGAACGCATCTTCCATTTCTTTTCTGCTAAATCCTGCGCCTACTATACATTTGCTGCTCATATCGTACCTCCCATGCATTTTATCGCGTTATCTAACTTAGCGTCGAATTCAGCATACTCGTCTAATATGCTCTTTAAGCTAACGGCGTTACCGTCATTGTCTAGTGCGCCAACCAACATCGAATCATCGAAATCTAATAATGCGTCGTCCATCTCCGAGTTCCACAAAGTCAAATCATCTATTTCGCCTTTTCTGGCTGCAATGTCCAATTCCGTAGGCTTTTCAATAACGTCTCGCAATTCTTGCTTTTGGATTCTATCAGACGCTTCATCCACTTTACGGATTACGTCTTCTACAGTAGGTTCTTTGCGGGCTGCGTGATTATAAACTTCATTTAGCGCATTTTTGGCTTCTTTATATGAACTATAATAATCGTGCAACTCGTCGTTCAATCTTACTTCCCACTCTCCTAAACCCTCGTCCTTTAGAATAGTCCAATTATCATCGTTCACATCAAGAGTATAGTAACCTTTATCGACTCTCGTTGGTTTGATATCGACATGTTCCATAGGAATATCAACGGCATTAGTATCCGTCTTAATATCTTCGGCTACGGGAGCCAATGTGTCTTTAGTAGGCGCAAACTCCAATTCTTTTTGTAGTTGTTCTATGGGTTCTATTGCAGCTTCTATTGCCTCAATTTCGTCTTTAACGACTGGCGATATTTCTGGTTCGTCTTTAACGACTGGCGATATTTCTGGTTCGTCTTTAACGACTGGTGACGGCTCAGAACTAAAATCTTCCACGTGTTCGTCTTTGGTGACGACAGGCAGTTTTTTGGTTTTGGCTTTGTTGACCATCGATTTTAATCCGGCCACGCCAGCAGGGATAGAACCGCCTAACAGCCCAGCAAAAGCCATGTTGGTCATAGCATCACCGAATGTGTACTCAATGCCAACTTTGTTTTTCCATTGCATCACTTTAGGCTGAATTATCATTTCAGCCGCCATAGACGCTACCGCGCCGCTCGCTATTTTTTGAAGTAGCGTAGCACCAGCACCAACTCCTGGAATTGCCATAGACGCCACGTTGACAGGATCCAGAGCGCCAGCATGGAAAGCGCCGACAAAATTTCCGACACTGCCCATCGCAGTGGCTCTGCTGTTTACGTCCGTTGACATGTCGTGAACTAACTTAACGTCAGCTTTTATCTCTTCATCTAATTCTTTTGTGGTCTTGACGCCGAGACCATATTTTTTGTTGGCTATTTCAGCTAGAGTATCGTAATCCCAAACATGGCTTTCTTCTAGCCTAGGATTGCGCACTGAAACTGACTCAGCATCGGAATTAGATATCGTGCCGTCAGCAATCCAATCGCGTAACTTGCTGTTTCGGTCTCTTATAGGCGATTCCATGATATATTGGGATATAAACAAATCTTCGTTTATTGTTCTAGATAAAGTAGCTTCCCAATTATCTACATATCCTGTCTCAGATAGATTGTCCGATTGAGATAAATTATCGTTTGCTCTTTCTGTGAACATTTGTTTATCGGAGCCAGCCATTATTGATTGCCTCCTCTAGTGATTAGGCCTAATTTATTCAAGAGAGTAGATGCTTTCATTTCTTCTCCGCTAAATTCCGTGCCTAAAGTTCTAGCATCAGACCAATGGGCTTTAACTGTAGCATTCTTGTCATATTCGAACACAAAGTATGACGTAGGGTCGGCAGCGTTCGACAGAAATTCATTAGTGTCAGTGTTCAACAGTGCGTAATGGTTTTTGCCCGCTGATACCATTTGAATGTCGCCGTCTCGCATTCTGTCTTTTAGCTCGCCGTAGTTTCCTTTGAACTGTCTTATGCCGCCTTTGGCTTCAAACCACTCAGGAGTAATGTCTCTTATGTAAGTATCTAACGCTTCTTGCGTCATTCCTCTTGTAGGAGGCTCTATTCTAGGGGCATCAGTGAAAGTATATCCACCTACTTCAATCAAACCGCCAGTTACTTCATCTACAGATTCTTCTAATCTATCGGTGTTCATATCGCCTGAAATGTCTTGAGCCGCAGATGATTTATCTGCATATACGTCCATTACTGCGTCGATAGTGGACGCCAACATTTTAGGCTGATTGGAATACGCACCTGATAAATGGCCTACTAATTCAGGGTAGAAATCAATCTGGTAGTTTTGAATTACACTAGGATTCTCTTTGCGGAAGGCTTTTCCCCTAATTATAGATTTCGCCGTTCTTTTGGCTCCCTCTGAATATATTTGACCTGATAAAGCCAAAGAACCTGCTCCTTCTGCTTTTATTTGCTCCCAAAAATTGACTGCCTCAGAACCCATATTATTGTGAATCATTAACATCATTGCTAATTTTTCGTCTGTGGAACCTTGGTCGAGCTTATCGGCAAAGTCCTCTACTTCTGGCAAAGTCAAGTATCCAGTGGATGATCCTTGCATGTTGATCGTTTTCTCATGGGCTATTTTTCTGGTCGCAAAGAATGCTTCGGTAGATTCAGGCGTAGAAAAATCCATAGGGACATTATCCACTAATTTGCTATCTATCATGAAACTCATGCTATCGGTGTTTATTCTTTTGGTTACTCTTTCGTCTGCCTTTCTAAATGTTTCCAGTTTTCTGAACTGGGCAGGAGTAAGACCTTTTTTATTGGCTTCCGCCGAATCCAACAAATGCGCCCTTAATACTTGAGGCTGTTGGCTGAACTCGCTGATGTCAGCCATCATAGAAACGGCATCGTTGAGCTTAACGTTATGTATCTGCATTTTATTAGGGTGATTAGCTGCTGCTGCTGCTGCTTTTTTCTGTAGTAGTGCTACGCTACGAGGATTGAGTAATTCCCCGCCTTCTACTGCATCAATAGCGGAGTTTATATCTCTAATCAGTAAGTTCTGGCTTGCTATGTTAGTACCTGTCTTTTTAGCAGTCAATCGACTTATGCTAGTTTTTAGTGCATTCACATATGTGAGTCTTTCTTTTTGGTCCAAAGAACCTTTGTAGCCGTCTGCTGCTGGTTTTGTTTCTTCCGCTAAAGGGCTGCCTCCTGCAACATCGTCTCCATTTAATGCTACTGCTATCTCTTCTGCGCTCCAACCCATACCTCCATTTTCACGTAAAATCATAGCAGACAATAATGCTGCTCTATCTATGCTACTAAGTTGGTCATTTTCGTTTACTCCTACTTTATCGGCTACGTCTGCTATGTAGTTAGCAGTGGAACCTGATACATTAGTAGGATCATCCACAGGAGAATATCTGCCAATTACGTCGGCGATAGTATTCAAACCATACTTGTTCTTGTATGTGTCGAGCAGCGTGCTCATTGCTCGAATTCCGTCAGCAGGCGTTTTAAATTGGGCAAATCTTTCGTCCGTGCTGTCAGTCAGCTTCCCTCTCCACGCAATAGAATTTTGTTCGATATTGCCAGGATTGTTGTTCCGTATTCCTCGCGGCAATCTGCTGTTTACAGTTAATTGCCCCGCTACTGTGGCTAATTGCTTTTGTTGGAGATAAGCCAAAGAAGACTTCATTACTTTGATGTTGTCGCTGGACATAGAATCGTTATAAGTGTCTGTCTCTTGAGTTTTCTTAACTTTAAGAGCTAGGGCTTCTCTGGCGACATCTGAGACAGGAGAAGTGTTAGCTACTACCATGGCTTGTTTGTAGTTTCGAGCCAATAAAGCTTGACTGTACCTAGACGATGATTGAGCCTTTATTTGATTGTTTTGGTTCACCACAGCACCCATTAGATGTTTCTGGTGCTGATTTTCAGCCATATAATCGAACTTCAAATTATTAGAACCCATACGATTTCCGTGGGCTTTTTTTAGTTGGGATGCTCTCAACTCATACATCTGAGGCCAAACTTCATATGCAGGTATTCTTTGCCTAGGGCGGGATACTATATCACCATTGAATTCATTAACAGCGAATTCGTCTCTTACTACTTTGATGCCTTCGGGAATTTCATCGACATCAAAAAATTCCTTTCCTTGATTATCGTTTTCATATTTTACTAATGCATTATCAGCATCGAACAAGGCAGCGTCTTGGCTCTCTTTTAATTTTTTGGCATTGAATTTGTTGGCTAGCTTGACGCCGATTTCATATTGCTTATCTTGTTCCGCTTTTTCTCTGGCTTGCGCAGAGAAAGCCATATCAGCGCCTTGCTCAGCTACGGCAGCTATAGCTCCTAGTTTAGTTTGTTCTGCTCTTGAGTCGATTCGGGGGGCTTGCGCCACTCCCTTTGTAGCTCCTGCTGCTCTTAATTTCATTATTTAGCCCACCAACTTTGATCGCTGCCATTGGCAGTGGCATATTTGTCGTAGCCTCCCAAAGCACTTCCTGCAGCGCCGACCATGCCTGCGTACTTAGTATCTCTTCCTGCTTCGCGAGTAATGCTGGCTTTTTGAGCGCCCATATTGGCAGTGAATTCTCTTTCTCTTAGGAATTCTTCTTGCATTCCCTCAAGTTGCAATTTCAGTGAAGCGGAACCCATTTCTAAGCCCGAAGCGGCTATCTGAGCTTTGGAACTGCCCATTATTTGCTTCTGCTCTAAATCCATACGACGAAGTTCTTCTTGGGTTACTTCCCAATCCAAATCCGCTTGTCTGTTTGCGTCTTCTTCGGCCTTGTGCGCGGCGTAAAGTTTTGTTCCTACGCTAATGGCTGTTAAAGCTAGTCCAATGGCCATGTTATACCCTATTTGTTTTAGTTTTGCCGAATACGGCTACGATTTCTGTTCTATAAGGCAAATCCTGCGTTATTTCAACAGAAGAACCTCGCCCCCATCCTAATACTGTATATTCAATATCATCAGTAAGGTTAGGTTCTTTGCTGTCCATGATCGATGCTCCGCCCCTTACTGGGGGCAATATGTTGTTTATTCGAGGGATCGCCGAATCGACGATTCGCAATATCATCTTGGCTCGTCGCTGTTTAGCTGATTGGATTGAGTCTTTTGGGTCTCCAAGTTCAACTGGCAGTAATTTGGCTCTGGCTGTGAACTGTAGTCCAATGATAGCTTCTTTCACTAAATCACTTGAAACCCGTATCCTACCGTTTTCAACAGTGTGAATTCCTGCGCTGGCTCCGTCTTCCGACAAAAACACCTCTCTATCTTCAAGGTGTTCAAGACCAATAGCAAAATATTCGCCACTATCTTCAATAATGCCATTTGGATCATTGGCAATGCGAGATACCCACGAATCCATATTGACACGGTAAACATTTTGAGCTTCGATATACTCAATATATATTTTTCCGTCACGCTTTATTGCGAGCCATAACGCAGAACCGTCATTAGTAGTGGTTGATGCCATTGATAAAACATCGCCATTAGTAGTGTGGCGATGCCACGATACTGTTTCTGTTCCTCTGCTATATGTGCATTGTATCCATGTTTTGTCTTCTAGCAACAGAGCCACTTGGTAGTTAGGATTTTTTAGACTTTCTATTCTTCTTACTTTTCCTAGTGTTATATGCTCAGATGGAAAAGTTAAATCGACAGAAGTCCAATTTTTGCGGGCGTCAGTGAAACTAATCGCTCGCAACTTACGTCTTTCATTAGAGATATATAAAACTTCATCCCCGACAGGTTCTGCTTGTAAAAATGCAGAACCATTATTGGAGGCAGGATTTACTTGAATGTCACTAGGGGTGAGCGCCCCTGTAGATGACGTGAATACGTGTTCCCCCTCGTCCGTACCTAGCAATAATGTGGACGCCATTCCTCTGAGCCAGTTAATGACTCCTCTCGTAGCTACTATTATATCAATAGGACTAGAGTCTACGATCGGATCAGGAACAGTAAAATCGTCGAATTTGCCTGCTTCCGATGCCCAAACTCTAGATAGATCGTCAGATACTGACGCAAACCATAACCTTGATTGGAATATTTCTACTACTCTAGGGTAGTTGCCTACGACCCATTCAGGAGGAGGATTAATGAATGTTATCTCTCCGAAAAACCATGCGCCTACATCGTTAAGTATCATTTCTTGGGGAGGTTGGCTACCAGAAGCGAATATCAATTTGCTGTTTGCTGTCTCCTCGGCGACTTGAATTCCTTGTAGGTCGCTGGCCGCCCAAGGGTGGTCGATTTCGTAGTCGCCTGAAATCGCATTAGGATCAGTTATCTCAACGCTGGATACTGAAATTCCTGAATATATAGGATTAGCCTGTGCGGCGTTCCCTGAATAGCCAGATTCTATCGTAAGCCAAACTTCTGTTATTCCAGTGGTGTCTATTGTGAATTCTCTATTCCCTAATCCGTCACCAGACGGAACATAGTCATCAGATGAACTGCCATTTCCGTCTTTAGTGATGTCAGATAGTAAATCGTTTAATCCTTCTGCAGTGCCTACTGACACTTCATAGTTCACAATGGTACGCCCGCCTCGGTCTTCTTCGTGTTCTTCTGAAACATTATCGGTTTTAACTAATTGCTTAGCCAAGAAACTTAAAACTACTTCATCCACTCCCGCGGGAATAATAATAGATTGAGCTATTTTGGTTTTGCATTCGTATACTTTATTGCCTACTCTCAACGTAAGCAACTCACTCCAACCATTGAGTGCGTAGGGCAACAGATAGGAGCCTTTGGCATCCCAAAAAGAATCACTTTCGTGCGTGAATTCTCTTGATATGTCCCAATAATCAAAACCGTCGAACCCTTTAGTGAACTTTCCGTTCGCCAAGAAACTATATTGTACTGCCCCCAGCGCAGTTTGTCTGTCACTCGCCCAAACCCTTATTTTGCCAGGGTCTGTTCCTACGGGGGCTGATATCTCCACTACGTAATCTTCTTCATTCGCACGAGGGAAGGCTACTAGGCGGACATCCTCACTGGACGATGCTTCGCCTATGTATTTGGTGCCGTCACGCATAAGCAGCGAGCCTTGAGGCGTGACTACGAAATTCTCACATGTCTCAAGGCCTTTTTGGTATCTTTCGGAATCAGCACGGCCAGATAAACGGGGCGATATTTCACCTCCAGAGAAATCAGTTTGTGACTTATAAACACTAGTCATATTGAATGGCTCCTGCCGCTTCTAGCTACTACCATAGAATCGGCGCGAATTTTCTCTTGGCGACCTTGGCCACCATCGGTAGCCGCCGCTTCGGCTATCTTGCGGAAATAATCCTGCTCGTACGTATTTCTCAAAGTAGCATTTTCTGTGATCGGTATGGCCATATCAGAGGCTAGCTTGAACGTTAATGCTTCAATGAATCCATTAGTCCATAAGTCAGGATTGAGAACGGTAACTGAATATATTACATGAATTTCAGATGCGTCAGTGAGAATCTTGTCTCCCTCTCTGGTCCAATCCAAGCGGCCGCTTCCACTAGAATCATCTACTGAACGTAATAGAAAACAATCTGATGGTATTTGAAATTGATTAGCATAACCGAACGCAGGAAGAATAAGCAAAGGAGCTAATTTGACGCGAGTCAAACAGAATGACCATTTGCGGTCTTCAAAACATTTATCTCGCGCCAGTGGAAATAAAGTATCGCAAATTTCCGCATTAGTGTTAGGGTCATTGAGATTGACTATTTTAGCCTCTCCTAATAAACCTAAAGCCCTGTTGCATATCTCGGTTACACTGGCCATTAGCTTGCCTTAATTATTTACAGTATGATTCCGCCGTCGCACCAGAATTCTTTTTCGCGGTCATTGATTTGACCTTCATATCCGAGCGAGCCAAGGAATTCAAACCAAGCATCGTTATATTGCCCAGTGAATCCTTTTGATGCTAGCATTGACTGCCATAAATCATTAATATGGCCAATAGCAGGATCTGCGCCCTCGGCTACGAGCCAAACGCGCAACATGTCGGTAGTTGAACCAACATAGCCTTTGGCTCTTAATACTTCAAAACGGCAATCAATTAAGCTAGTCATAATTATTTCTTAGTCTTGTTTGCCATGTTTGCCATGTCGGCAGCAACTTCTGCTTTAAGTTCAGCGCGTAACTCTGCCTCAGCGCGTAACTCTGCCTTTAGCTCGTCGCGCTTTGCTTTAGCGGAGCCTTCGAGACTTTCTTTGTGCTTTAATTTGAAAGTCTTTACATAGCTTTTAACGCATGGTGTCGCGATGTCAAGAGCAGAAGAAATCTGCTCGGCTTCTTGGCCTGCGAGAACTCGTTTTTCGATTTTCGCAATATCTGTAACATTAGCGCCTTGCTTCATTTTAATTTCCTTTAGTTTTTTCTAGTAAAACATTGATTAATTGTTTGAACGTTTCGTCCGACAACCCTGAACGATGAAATTGAAAGCTACCGGAGACGATAATTGCTACGTCATCGGCAGTAACGCTTCCGATATCTGCTTCAATGAGGAAGTTGCCGTTTGAGCCAGCTTGCCAATCGCCGTAGATGACTTTTGCACTTGCGTTAGTATTTCCGCCTTGTTCAGTTAACAGTTTAGCGAATGCGGCTTTTAACGTTCCTATGTAAGCTTGGCGACGGTGGGGTAAAACATTGGCGCCAATGAAAATTTTCATTTTCTGGGCGACGACACTTGCCGTAGTACTCGCAATCGCATCTTTGGCGTCTTGATCTTGACTTAATTCAAGTGAATATGGTGTAGTAATAGCCATGATTGTCTCCGAAGGGGAGGTCTCGACGTCGAGACCTCCTTTAACTTAGATAGTATCCGCTAAGTGAGCACGGACAATATGCTTATCTTCTACGCGAACACAATCCAAACTCATATGAGAATAGATGCGCCATGCAAAGTTCTTGCTAGGGTCTCGTGCGACCTTAGTGCTCACATCTTGTGCCATATGTAAACCAAGCGCACGATTAGTCATGATTAAGTTGTCAATTTCGCCTGCTGCAGGAGATTGTAGGCGAGTTGAGCAAATCCACGTGTAGCCCATCCAACTTTCGACGTAGCCTTTGTCTTGCAAAGGACGAAGAGCATTGTAGTCTGCGCTTGTGGCTTCGGTCAACTGTAATAGCTTGCGAACCTGCTTTGGTCCAATATACCAAACTTTGCGCTCGTCAGGGTCAATATCGTTTTCTAGGAACTTTTCAGTCACTGAGGTCACGAAATCGAAAGTCAATGGGCTAGTGCCATCACCTAAAACTTGGGAAGCAGGAAACGCTACTGGGGTGCCAGAACCTTTAACCGAAGCAGGCTTAGTAGCAGCTTCGATAATAACATCGTCAATAGCACGTGCGAACAATTTGGCTTGAGCCATAACAATGTTGCTGTTAGGATCAATCAGCATTTGAACTGGATCTTCCAACTGAGTGCTGTTGGCGTAATGCTTAGTGATGATGTTAGTACGGCGCTTTGCCCATACTTCATCGAAGTCAGGAGTATCCGAAAGGCCAGCACTTTTGGTTGCTACGTCTGAATCAAGAAGAGCTTCCATGGTTTCCCAGTTATGGGCTTCCGATTGCTCGCTTACTTCTTGCAAGTGAGGGCGGAACTTGGAGACACCTTGCTGAGCAAGATGGCGGAGATTGGTTTCGTACGTATTGATATACGCTTGATCGATTGACTTGGCCACGGTGGCCTCCTATTAATTAAATTAAGCTATTTTAATCACCTAGAAAGCTACCCGTTTAAGCGGACTCTTGCGGTCGATTGTTCATTTTCGCGAGGAGCTACCCGCATCGGACTCCTCACCTACTTTTTATTATAACACATTCGAGTTTCCTTGTCAACTCGAATACGAGCAATCAACCATGCTTCATTCGATGCAATTCTACCATCTTATCCTTCGCGGTCTTGTGTGACGGGTCTCGCGGATTCCAATATGCGTGCTCTCGATTGTTGAGAACCTCCGTTATCTGGGATTGGGCTTCGTCGGGAGTCATTTTGTGAGTACCGCCGTCTTGGATTCCTATCTCTAGGCCTTCGCGTCCGATGGTAGTGACCAACCCATATGCCCACTTGAGAGTATCAGCGCCGAGTTGGCTTGTTTCAGCTTGTTGAATGAGTGAACTCGGAGCGCCAGTCTTCTTGAGCGCAGCAATTGCTTCCTTTTCTCTGCCATCGAACGCAAGTCCCCATTCAGCCATTAAAGCAGTTCGGGACTCGTTCAGCTCATTGGCGTTGCTAGCTGCTGCTTCTCGCTGTCCTTGTAGCATGTTGCCAACAAAAGAATCAAACTGGTTTTTAGTTAGGCCAGAATCCAAAGCGGCTACGCGTAATGCAGCCATACGCTCGTCGGAAACTTTATATTCACCTAAATCTTTAGTGACTTCGTAGCTAGATGCTTCTTCTGGCTTGCCTAGGATTTTCAAAATTCGGTCGAATTCTTCGGGCTTTTCGGTATTCGGCTTCATCATTAAATTCGGAGCTTTGACCATCAATGAATCATAGAATTTATTTAAGTCTTCCTCGCCTGCCTCAGCACTAGGAACACGGATTGAACTACCTACCATTTTCTGGGCTTCGATGTGGCTTTTGGCCATGGCTGCTACGTCTTTATAGTCAGCTAGAGCAGCATTGCCTTTAATGTCATCAGGTAGTGTATCACGCCAATTAGACTGCGATTCCTCGCTGCCGCCACTGCCTTCGCCGCCTTCGCCCTTGTTCTCTTCCATTCGAGTGTGCTTTAAAAATGTTTTCATTTATTCTCTCCGTGGGTTTTAGCAAATCGCAATATTTGTTCAATGTAAACAAATGCGTCACGTTTACCTAGATTGTAATTAGTTTTATTGTTGTTACTGCCATCGAATATTGAGGCGGGGTTGAATTCTTCGCTTAAATGCTTTAAAACCTCTTGGCCGTCCGCAGTGTTGAACACTCTAGCGAACAAATAGGCCTTATCCAGAGTCTGCCTCACTACTTCACGTACTTCGGTTTTTGGCTCATGGAATTTCTTCGGTGAAATTCCACTAGTATCTGCCATTTCATTATTGCGAACTTCCATTATTGCTGCTCCAATGCTTGTTGACCTTCGCCTTGTGATTTCATTGCGTCGCCTTGGGCTTGTGCCATAGCTACTTTTCTTTCTTCGGCTTGTTTCTTGCTGCGCTCTTCGCGAATAGTTTTCACTTCGGCATCGCCGTTGCGCAGACTAGCGGGAACATTTAAGATATCTGCCAATGCGATAGTCATTTCATCCCAATTAGGTATGTCTAATATTTCAGGCTTGACTTCTGCTAACTGGGCAATATTGCCTACCCAACGCTCGATAGACATGGCAGTGTCAGTCTTCTGTGCTCTACTTAGCGGTCCGACGTAATCCACGTCCATAGTAGCGTCAGCATTGGCCACTGACTCAGGCGGAGGCGGTATTACTCCTTCGCGCAATAGAATATGGAAAGTGCGGTCAACCGTTGGGTCGAGTAAATCAGTACGTAATCGACCCAACGTTGGTCCGAGAATTCGTTGCATTAACTCGTAGCGAACTTGAACTTCGGTAGCGGTCATAGCAGGGGAATTTTTCAGTTCCAACTGATCTACGTGAAATATCGAACGGATCGATTGCTGTAACGCATCACGTTGTAGTTCACTGACATCGAAACGCGCACGTGACTCAAACGGCTTCATGTCATCAATGTTGCGCAGCACAGTCAACCCGCCTGCCCCTAAGTCAACATCGCTTATTAGTCCGCGCTCAGTAGTGATTATCGCTGGGTCAACTACTTTTTCAGTAGAAATCAATATGAGTTCTACTAGTCGGTTCAGAGTCAGTACATCGGGCAATGCAATCATTGCTGGACTGTGCCCCCACATGCTGCCTGCTGTTTTGCGCCATCGAGGAACGAATGCTGGCATCTCGTAATAGCCGCCTTCATCACCGATTTGCTCGCCACTAGCGTGGATTACATATTTATAGCCGATTGGCCGTTCAGACGCAGCCAGCACAGTTTCTTTTGCGTTGTCTTGTTTATTCTTTCGCGGGAAAATGCAAAAAATGATATCATGACGACGGTCGATGCTCGAAGTGCTTTCAGCTTCCTTGATGAATCTTTCGGGAGTCTTATCTCCGAACTTCGATATGATTTGCGTTGCCGTCCAACGATAACGACGATATAACGTATTGACCTGGCCTTTGTGGTCTTGCTCAAAATAACATTGCTCAATTGGGACTGCCTGAAAAGCTAAATCAACTGCGCCGTCTTTGGTTTCATATTCCTCTACGATCACCGACGTTCCGAAGCCCACGAGGTCAATATATGCTTCATTGATTTCAATATTGAAATTGCTGTCTTGTAAGGCGTCATATACTGATTTACTAGCCGCTTCTAGCCATTCTTTAGCTTCTTGGTCTCTGTTCAATTCGGGGTCACGGAATTTAAAATCGAACCACTTGATCGCAGGTGACGTGAGGGAACCATGAAGCGACGAAGCCAATGTGGTGATGCCCATTACTGCAGTCGAATCAAACACGTTTCGATTCTTGCGCCACTCAACTTCATGTTCTGAATTTGACGTAGTGAAAAACCGTGAACGAAATGGCATCATCAAATCTTTGATAATTTCCCATGTCTGGTCTACTGTATAGCGTTGGGATGCACAAGCATCAAAACGCGCTCTTATTTTCTTCGCTTCCATCATGTAGCCCTTTTAACTTTGTGGTGTTTTCTGTATTGGTCTGATTTTTCTTTGCCCCACCCTACTACGGGGGCGTCGCTCCAACCTACGGCACAATATCTCGCAGAATCCGCGCCGTGACAAGCCCAGTCGTGCTTTGGTTTGTCTCTAAATAATTTTGCTCTTTCGTCATACTCTCTTCGGTAGGAATATAGCGAATCTAAAAGGCCTTGTGTTTTGTCTTTGTTGAATTTCGCTACCAATATCATGGCGCGAGTAGCGTCAATGCCATCTGCTACTGGAATGTTTTCTACTACATTGAACTTGAAATTTAACGCGTAGGCGAATTCAATACGTGTTTTGCCTGTCGTGAATTCATGGTGCTCCATGTCATGCGGACCCCAATGCTCGTCATATGAATATGGCAATGAGCGTACGTCACGAATCCATTCCTCTAGCGATTTATTCCTGTCCGAAAGATAATCAATAATGATTGGCTTGCCGTCCGCCCCTCGTTGAGTAAATATTATCGCCGTGTGGTCTCGAAACCCGATATCCCACCAGGTTTGTACTGTCTTACTAGGGTCATGTGGATAATTGCCTATTCGCCCTTCTTTGTCAGCCTTGTTGAGTTCTTTCGTGTAAAACGCGCCTTCCATTCCTGAGTCAAATGAGCAATAGAACTCTTGCTGAATTTTCTCTTCGGACATACCAGAATCGCGCTCTTCCTTTACCGCGTCGTATGATATTATTGGCGTTTCCATGTCTGCTTCGAACGTATTATCTACCGTAAGGAGGGTTGAATACCACTTCGGGTTGGTCTGTGACATCTTAAACAAGTCATGGCCATGATTTTTCCCTCGCGGAGTGTAGATGAACAGTGCCCATCCGCCGTTTTCCGCTAAAATTGGTCGTATGTAATCCCATGCAGATGGGTCGGCGATTGAATACTCGGAGAAAATGACGCCTACTGGGTTAGTACCAACAAGCGAGTCATAGTTATCCGATCCTACTACTTGCCATATTGACCCGTTCTTGAGGCGGATTTGCATATCTGAGTTGTTTGTTGATTCCCTCATTTCTTTCGGAAATGCTTGGTCTATCATGCGGCGACCGAATTTATCGATACCATCCCAAATAACTCGTCTGCCTTGCTTTAGGGTTGGCAACATGTGCCATATTGTTCCTACTCGCATTTGGCTCAGAACAGCGCCCATATTTAGGCAACTGGAGTCCTTACCTGCTCGGCGATGCCAAATACACACAGCTCGTTTGCGCTCAGTTCCGCCTTGGAGCATATACTGGAACAATGAGGACTGATAATGTCTCGCTGCCCAGTTATTTGGCAGCGATATTTGGTTATCTTTGGCCATTTTTGTTGTAGAATCCGCCAAAGTTATGATACAGAGCATCGCTGATGCATCGCGTTAATTTACTTAATTTCATTTTCCTACTTCCCCCTCAATCGTAATGCCTACGTTATTGTTGTTTTCATCTATACCAAGGGCGGCGAGATTAATGGCTATGGATACATTGCCGCTTCCGCCACTGCCTTCTTCGTAGAATTTCGTTGATTTGCCTAATTCTCTTAGTGCTGATACCATTTCTGAACCATGAAATTTTCTTGCCATGATTTCTTCGCCGCTAGAAGTAATTAAAGGAATATCTTCTTCGCCATTCAGCTTCGGTAATAATTCTAGCCACTGGGACTGAACAAATTCAGCGTCGATTAATGTCCGTTCTTGTAGCTCGTCTTTGAGAAATCCAATAAAAGCAGAAACCAAAGGATCTCTGAGTAGTTTTAATCCATAGCCAGCTGATTTCCAGCCAGCATCCCTAGCAGCTCTGTTGTGGTTAAAATGCTGCATATAATTAAACGCAAACGTTTTTTCGTTCGGTTTAAGATCAGGCCATCCGTTTTTTCGGTTCGAGTCTATATAATTCGATAGCTCGTCTTTGCCTTTCAGTAGCAATTCTCTTCTTTCGTTCACTGCATCTCCTAAGAAGCCGTTGGTTTAAAACCAAAAAACGCTCTTCTAGTATAGATTCGTCGCTAACTGTTGCATCAGTCAGAATAGGCAAAGGTCTGTCGATATAATCAAACATAATCACCTCCTATTTTCTAAATTATAGCACATTCTGGCCTCCCTGTCAAGTCGCATTTATCGCATTCACGGGGAACCTCTCGTCGGCCTCCCGCCTCGAATCGGGGCGTGTGTGTCGGGTCTGGGTCTTGACGCCACGGACGATACCGACCGATGCGCGGGAGAGATATCCGAGAGAGGCCGACGATATCGAGCGCGGCATCAAGAGAACCAAAAACATTTCAGCGCTTAGCAATATACACATGCCGACACTTAGCAATATACACATATGCCGACACTTAGCAATATGCGCCCACATCGTCGGAAAAACCGTGTAAACGGAGTGGGATAGGGATAACCGCGCGCTTTCGCGGGTGTACGTATATGCGAGCGTGAGCGCGAGCGTGAGCGTGAGCGTGAGCGTGAGCGCGAGCGTGAGCGTGAGCGTGAGCGTGAGCGTGAGCGTGAGCGTGAGCGCGAGCGCGAGCTTTTTTTTCGTGCCGCTTGCGTACGCAGCACTTGACAAGAGCGCTGCGCCGTGTTA